AATGTAGACCCATCACCAGATTTAAATTCCTTTGAAATTAACGTTGAATTTGATATTATAGGCGAAGAGTTTCCAAAACAAAATTTCACCTACATTTTAGAGGCAACAAGATAAAATGCCTTTTACAAAATTTACAGATCTAGATTTTGATCAAATAAAAACTTTAATAAAATCATACCTTAGAGCAAACTCTACGTTTACTGATTTTGACTTTGAAGGATCTAATTTTTCAGTATTAATTGACGTATTAGCGTATAATACGTACATAACTGCATTTAATTCAAACATGATTGTCAACGAATCCTTTCTGGATTCTGCGACTTTCAGGAATAATGTAGTTTCTTTAGCAAGAAATGTTGGATATATACCGAGATCTAAAACATGTGCAAAAGCAAATATATCATTTGATGTTCAACTTTCATCAACTTCATCTTTACCAACCCAACTTATCCTAAAATCTGGATTAGTTTGTGTTGGATCGTCGGACAATACTTCATATGTATTTTCGATACCAGAAAATATTTTAACAAATGTCAATCAAAATACTTCAGTAGCTTCCTTTAAAAATATTAACATTTATCAGGGTGTTTTTATTACTAAGCAATTTGTTACAAATAACTCAATAAAACAAAAATTTATATTAGACAATCAAAATATAGATACTTCGACAATAAAAGTAAAAGTAGATGGATTTGAGTACAAATTAATTGATAATATCATTGATATCAATTCAAAATCTGAAATTTATTTAATTCAAGAGATAGAAGATGAAAAATATGAATTAATATTTGGTGATGGAATTTTAGGAAGAAAATTAAAAAATAATTCTATAATTGAAGTTACTTATATTGTAACAGATGGTCCTGAAGGAAATGGTCCTTCTTCATTTTCATTCTCAGGGGTTATTACAAATATAGTAGATGTTGTACAAAATCCAGTTGGTTCAATTTCCATTACAACCAACTCATCGGCAACTGGTGGTAGTGATATAGAATCTATAGATTCTATCAAATATTTTGCACCTAGAATATATTCTTCGCAATATAGGGCAGTAACATCAAGAGATTATGAGTCTATTATAAAAATGATTTATCCTGATGCAGAATCTGTATCTGTAATAGGTGGAGAGGAATTAGACCCGCCAGAATTTGGAAATGTTCTAATAAGCATTAAACCAAAAAATTCTTATAAATTATCAGATTTTACCAAAGAAGATTTATTAAATAAACTGAAAAAATATGCTTCAATTGGAATTAATCACAAGATAGTTGATCTCAAAACACTGTTTGTTGAAATTGAATCTTCTATTTACTATGATTCCAATAAAATTAGCAATACTTCAGATCTTAAAACTAAAATTATATCAACTCTCGAATCATATTCAAAATCAGTAAACTTAAATAAATTTGGTGGAAGATTTAGATATAGTAAAGTTTTACAATTGATTGATGGTGTTGACACTTCTATAACTTCTAATATTACCCGAGTAAAAATTAGAAGAAATTTAAATTGTGTGCTGAATAGATTTGCACAATATGAACTTTGTTTTGGTAATCAATTTCACAGAGAAATTGGTAAATATAATATAAAAAGTACGGGATTTAATATCCTTGGAGAAACGTCTACTTGCTATTTTGTTGATGTTCCGGAACCTAACAGTGACATTGGTTCATTAACAATAGTAAAACCTTTGGAAGATTTAAAGACATATGAAATTGTTAAAAAATCAATAGGACAAGTTAATTATAAAACTGGTGAGATATTGATTAATACAATCAATATTTTTAGTACAGAACTTCCTAATGGAGTTATAGAAATACAAGCATACCCAGAATCAAATGATGTAATAGGTCTCAAAGATTTGTATGTTATTTTTGATGTTAACTCCAGTTCACCTAATATAAATATGCTAAGAGATACTATTGTTTCCGGTGAACAAATTTCAGGAGTTAATTTCCCAATAACTTCAAGCTACTTTAATGGTAAGTTAACGAGGTAATATGATATCAACAGGATTTGAGCAAAGAGTAAAAATACAAGAAGTAATTGACAATCAGATACCAGAATTCTTTTTAGATGAAAATCCAAAGTTTTCTGAATTTCTTAAAGATTATTATAAATCTCAGGAGTACCCTGGCGGTCCTGTAGATATTGCAGAAAATTTAGATCAATATTTAAGATTTCAGTCAATAACACCGGAAGTTATTTCGGGGAAAACTACTCTTTCCTCAAATATTACTGCTTCATCTTCGGAAATTACCGTGTCCTCAACAAAAGGATTTCCTGATGAATATGGGTTATTAAAAATAGATGATGAGATTATTACTTATAAAAAAATTGAAGGAAATAAATTTACTGGTTGTATCCGTGGATTTTGTGGAATTACTTCTTTTGACGATCCTTTAAATCCAGGAGAATTAATTTTTTCAACTTCAATTGCAGCATCGCATAAAAATAATTCTACTGTCGTAAATTTAAGCGCATTATTTTTACAAAATTTTTATAAAAGATTAAAATATCTCTTCGCGCCTGGATTTGAAGATATAAAATTTACTCCAGATTTAAACGTAGATAATTTTATTTCTCAAATTAAATCTTTTTATAAATCTAAAGGCACTGAAGAATCCATAAAAATACTTTTTAGAGTTTTGTATGGAGAAGAAGTAAAGGTTTTAAATACAGAAGATTTTGTTCTTAAACCATCATCTTCAGAGTATTTAAGAAGAAAAATTGTAATAGCAGATTTAATAACTAAAAATTGTAACCCTGAAAATTTAATTGGACAAGAAATAAGATCAAATAATCAACTATATTCTGGTCCAGTCTCCAGAGTTGATATTTTAACAAGAAATAATAAAGCTCTCTACAGAATAGAACTATTTTATGGGTATGATGATTCTGATTTAACGGATGGAAACTTCAAAATTACCCCAAAAACAAAAATAACTGAAACTGTTTCTGTAGGATCTTCAATTATAAATGTCGACTCTACTGTTGGATTTGGTAAAACAGGAACTTTTATATCAAATTCTCAACAAATATCATATACTAATAAAAATTTAACTCAATTTTTTGGATGCACTGGAATAACTTCAAGTATTCCATGTTCTTCAGATTTATATTTTAATTCTGATGTAATTTATGGTTATGAAAATGGAGATATCAATAAAAAAATTGAATTTATAGTTACTGGATCATTATCTAATATCTCAAAAGTAGATAATTTAAATCTTTTTAGAGAAGGTGAAACAATTAGTGTAAAAAATTATGGGGATAAAATATTAAACCCCTTATCTGAAAGATCTTTTAAACAAAAACTTTTTAATTCTTGGGTTTACAACGTTAAATCTAGATACGAAATCCAGTCGTATTCTAATGGAAGCTCGCAAATAGTCTTATATGAATCTCCAGATAAAAGTAGCTTAAAAAATGGGGATTATGTAGATATTTTAAAGCAAAATTCTGAAGATATTATATTAGAAAATGTTTTAGTCCAAAATATTAATAGTAATATTGTCCAATTAGATACTGAAATACAAAATTCTCCTCTTAATCAAAAATTAAGTATAAGAAGAAATTATAAGTACGCATCTAGTTCTAACATACCTTTAACATATTCAAAAATATTATCAGACGTTCAAAATACTTATGTAGAAAATAACGATTTCATTTATGTATCGTCAAATTCTTTGCCTTCATATAATATAACAACTAAAATTAAAAAAATATCAAAAACTATAAGTCAACTGTCTGATGTTAATAATGTATTTGGTGGATTAAATGCAGTAACAAGAAAGTATTCTACACTTTCATTTGATAATGAGGTTCCATTCATTACTGGCGATGAAGTAGTATATACACATACAACTACAACTCCAATAAGTGGATTAAGTAATAATGCAGTGTATTATGTTGAAGTTTTAGATCAAAAAAATAAAATTAAACTATATTCATCAAGATCTTTCCTTTCCACTGGAGATAACATAGAATTAGAAATTAATGAAAATTTGGGAACTCATACTTTTACTTTACGTTCTCAAACATCTGAAAAATTACTTCCTTCCAATTCATTAATTAAATTCCCAATATCTCAAAAATATGAAGATTATGTTAAAAAAATTGAAACAAAACCAGGAGAAGTTGGTGTTTTAGTTAATGGAGTTTCTATCATAAATTATAAATCTGATGATAGAATCTATTATGGTCCAATTAACAACATTTCAGTTATAAATTCTGGAGAGGATTATGATGTTATTGATCCTCCAAAAGTAATAATTTCAAATCCAACTGTTGGTATTGGAACTACTGCTCTTGCAAATTTAATCGTTGAAGGATCTATAAAGGAAGTTTTAGTAGATCCACAAAAAGTTTCTCTTGAAAGAGTTATAACAGTTTCAGTTTCTGGTGGAAATGGAAAGGGGGCAATTTTAGAACCCATAATTTCTGACCAATACAAAGAAATAGAGTTTAACGCTGCTCAATATGAATTCGGTGGTGGAATTAATATTTCGGAAGAAACAATTACATTTTTAGAAAATCATGATTTAGTTGATGGGAAGAAAATAGTTTATAGTTCAAACGGAAACCCTCAATTAGGAGTCGGAAGTTTTGGATTATCTAATACTGATCAAGATTTATATTTAATTAATGGTGCAATTTACTATCCAAAAATTTTAAATACGAAATCTATTAAATTATTCAACACATTATCAGATTTGAATTCTGGTATTAATACTGTTGGATTTACTACAGTAAATACTGGGGGAATTCATAAATTTAGATTTTATGACCCTATACGTGTTCTATCTCAGATTAGAGTAGTTGATGGTGGAGAAGGATATGCTAATAAAGTTTTGCGCGTAAAACCTTCTGGAATATCAACTCAAAACTACACTATTAATTTTAAAAATCATGGATTTAAAGATGGTGATATAATCGAATATTCATCAACTGGTGGATATATGAGTGGTTTATCCACCGATAAACAATATAATGTATTAAAAGTGGATGATGATTATTTCAGATTGTCTGAAATTGGAGGAATTTCTGTTGGATTTTCAAAGTCAAATTATGAAAGAAGAAAATATGTTAAGTTTGAAAGTTCTGGATCTGGATATCAAGTATTTTCATATCCAGAAGTAAAAATCAATATTGATGCAGAATATTCACAATCTACTGGAATAATAACAGCAACACCAGTAGTCAGAGGTAAAATCTCTGGGGTATATGTATATGAAAATGGTACTAATTATGGATCCCAAATTCTGAACTTTAATAAAAAACCAACAATATCTCTTCAAAAAGGTAGAGGAGCGCAATTAAAACCAATTGTTATCAATGGCAGAATAGTCAAAGTTGAAGTTCAATCTAGAGGTCTTCTTTACAGCAAGTCATTAGATTTACAAGTTGTTGGAAATGGTATTGGTGCTAAGTTACGTGCTGTAGTTGTAAATGGTTCTATAACTTCAGTTATCGTAATAAACGGCGGTATAGGATATGGAAATAATACTAAAATAATAATCAATTCTCCAGGAAGAAATGCAATTTTATTCCCAGAAGTTAGATATTTAACTCTTAATAACAATTTTAGATATTCTGATGAATATCTAACTCCTCGTGAAGGTGGAATGACTTATGGAATAGTTGGTTATTCGACAAATAGAGATGGGACACAATTTGATGAGCCTAGATCTACTCGTGAAGGTCATTCTAAGATAATAGGATGGTCTAGAGATGGATATCCAATATATGGTCCATATGGTCATAATGATCCCAAAAACTTAAACTCTGAAATAGTCATATTAAAAACAGGTTATTCTTTAAGTGGATCTTTTATTGAAAATAGACCTTCTTTAAATAATTTCCCTCTAGGATATTTTGTTGATGATTATAAATTTACCAATTCTGGAGATTTAGATGAAAGTAATGGTAGATATGCAGTAACTCCAGATTTTCCAAACGGAACTTATGCGTATTATGTTGGGGTAACATCTTCACAATCAAGTTCAAATTTAATTCCAAATTTCCCATATTTTATTGGAAATAGTTATAGATCTATAGTTTCTGATGATTTTATTTTAGATCAAAACGATGATTTTAATGAAACAACTTTACTGAGAAATACATTTCCACATAGAGTATCGCAAAAATATTCAAAAAGCGATTTTATACCATTATTAAATGAATTTTCTAAACAAATAACAACTATAGAACAAACCAAACCAGGTGTTATTGATAAAATTGATGTTGTTAATTCTGGGCAAGATTATGCTATTGGTGATATTGTAGTTTTCGATAATGATGGTTCCTCTGGATCTGGGGCAAATGCAATAGTTTCCGAAATTTACAATAAAGATGACATAGTATCTTTAGAAACTTCATATAAAGTATACGAAAATGCTACATTTGTGTGGAAAGACTCTAATACGGTTTCGGTAAGAATTCTTCCATACCACGAATTAGATAATAATTCGAACGTTCAAATAATAGGTCTATCCACTTCATTAAAAAATATAACTGGAGATCATAACATAAAAGTTGATAGGTATTATTCTAGACTTACAAAATCTCTGAGCTCTGCCGCATCTAGCGGTATTTCAACAGACATATATGTTAGCGAAATACCAAAAAATATTAGCATTGGTAGTTCTATAACTATAGGGTCTGAAGTTGCGTTAGTCTTAAATGTTTTTGAAGAGCAAAATATAATAAAGGTAAGAAGAGGACAAACTGGAATTTCGCATACAGTTTCGGAATTAATTTCTTATTATCCAAATACTTTTGAAATAAAGACAAATACCAACTTCTTTGATTCTTCTTTTTCAAAAACTAATTATTTTAATCCTCAAAAATCTGTTGGATTTGGTACAGATGTTGGAACTATCACAAATGTTCAAAGAAATATTGGAAATTATTCCAATCAAATTTCTATACCAATTCAATCAATATATATTCCTAATCATGGATTAAAAAATAATCAAAAAGTTTTACTAACAATTAGTCCTTTAGGTGTTCCTATAAGTGTTTCTAATACCGAGGATACTTCTGGAGGAAACACTTTCAACTTACCTTTATCGGGACCCTCCCAAGAAGTTTACGTAATTAATAAATCAAAAGATTATATTGGAATTGTAACTCAAGTTGGATTAACTACACAAACTTCAGGTCTATTTTTTATCGGTGCTGGAGTTGGTGGAAGTATAGATTATGATGACTATAAGATTCAAACACAACTAACCGGATATGAAAACATAACTGGAACAGTTCGTAAAATACAAACTAAAGTATCAATATCAACAGACCATACATTAGTTAATGGTGATACTATAAAATTAAATGTTGTACCAAATATTTCTTCTGGTGGAATAGAAACTTCATCTTCTCTCAAGATTTCATATGATTCTGAGTATAATAAGTTATTGGTAAATAGAGTTGGATTTGGTTCAACTTCTGTTAGTACTTTAAATAATAGCATATCAATTAATTCGCACGGATTTTATACTGGTCAAAAAATATTCTATTATTCTCAAGACGCCAATATTCAAAATTTATCAAAAGGTGAATATTACGTTTATGTTGTTGACAGCAATACTATTAAATTATCGGAAACATATTTAGATTCAATATCTTTCCCACCAAAATTAATTTCTATAGGAAGTAGTGGTGGAAATATCCAATATGTATCTAAAATAAATTCTCAAATTCTATCAGTTAAAAATAATTTCTTAGAATTTAACCTTTCAGATTCTTCACTTTCTGGATACGATTTTGAACTATTTTATGATAAAGAATTTAATAAAAACTTTGTTTCATCCGGAATATCAACAATTTTCAATATTACTAAAAATGGAGTTGTGGGTGTAAATGGAAGTTTAAAACTGAAATTTGATAAAAATTTACCAGTTTCTTTATACTATTCATTAACAAAAAATGGAAAATCTATATTTACCAATACAAATGAGCAAGATTACCAAATAAAATTCATTAATAGTTTATATAACAATACCTATAAAATATCTGGGGTCGCTGGAACACATTTTTATATTTCATTACAAGAAATACCAGAAAAAAGTTATTATTTAAAGAGTGAGTGTGAAACTATTTCATATTCGACAAATTCTAAAACTTCTATTGGACCAATTTCAAATATATCTTTATTAAATGAAGGATCTGGATATAAATCTTTACCTTTTATTTCTGGCATATCCACATCACCAAGCACTGTTGGTGGAATATTTGGATCTAGAACTGGTGGAAAAAATGCAGTTCTTGATATTAAATCAAAATCAATCGGTAAACTTGAATTTTTAAATTTATCTAGTCAAGGTTATTCGTATGTTTCAGATAATACATTAAGACCAAAAGCTGATATTAGTACACAGTTATTTTTAAAAAATGCTGATGAAATAGATCGTGTTGAAGTAATAGAAGGTGGTAAAAATTATATCTCGAAACCAAACTTAATATTACTGAATACTTCTTCCAGAAAAGTTATTGATTCTGGAAAATTTGATGTTGAAATGAGTGCAAGTTCTATTTCAGAAGTTAAAGTTATTTCTAAACCTAATGGATTAGAAAACGTTGTTCATCAATTATATACTGTAAACAATAGTAATGGAATTTCAATCTCAGGAATTACCACATATACTAATGGAATTGTTCATTGTAAATTAAGAAGTCCAGGAATAAGTGCATTCTCTACTCCTCCTTTTGAATCTGGAGATTATGTTTTTATTGAAGGATTGCAAAAAAGAAGTTATGAAGATGAATTTGGTAACATAACTTCTCCAGGAAACGGATTTAATTCTTCAGATCATGGATATAATTTCTTTAGAGTAGTTGAATTTATTAATTCTCCAGGAAATACTTTACTAAAATATGATATAAGTCCATATACTTCATACGCTGGTGACCCAGCATTATCGCAAACTGTTTATAGTGTTGCGGTTAATAAAAAGAATTATCCAGTTTTTAAATTAAATCAAAATTCTAAACAATTTTTTGAAAATGAAGTTTTATATATTAATGGGACTTTAACTGACATTACCGTTAAAAGTTTATTGTATAAAGCAATAACTATTACCAATTCTGATGTATTTTTTGTCAAAAAAGGAGATGAAATATTAGGATCCGTATCTGGTAACAAATGTATAGTTGGCAATATTATTGAATATGATGGTGAATTTATAATTTCTTCTTCGTTGACCTCAGATCTTGGATGGAAAACAAATGTTGGAAGATTGGATGATGATCTTCAAGTATTGCAAGATAATGATTATTATCAAAATTTAGCATATTCAATTAAAAGCTCTAAAGAATATAATAAATTTTCAACAATCTTAAATACTTTAGCTCACCCAGCAGGAACTAAAAGCTTTGCAAACACTGGAATATCTTCATCTGCCAAAACATCTATAGGATCTACTCAAGGAATATCAATAACATTGGATTTTAATGATGAAAAAAGAGTTGATGTTATTAAAAACTTTGACCTTGCGTTTGATTATGATTCAACTACAAATTCATCATCTTATATTAGATTATTAAATAAAAAGTTAACAGACTATATTGAATGCAAAACTAATCGAGTTTTACAAATAGATGATATTAGTAATAGTTTCTCGAGTTCTGAATTTAATAAGGACGTTTTCTTAGATTCTTTGACGTACCCAGTTACAGATTTTTATTCAAAGTTTTTAATTCAAATTTCAGAAATACGCGAATCCGATTCCCCATATCAATTAAGTGAAGTTGTTGTAATTAATGACTTTAAAAATACTTTTACTTTAAACAAAAGTGATGTTTATTCCTCAAGATTACTTGGAACATTTAATGGAGAAATAAGTCTATCTGGAGATCCTGTTTTAAGATTTAATCCAGCAGACCCTTATGAAACTAGCTATAGATTGAAAATTTATAGGGAATATTTTAATGAAAGTTATAATAAACAGAGTGGATTTAAAGATTATGGTTTTATTCGCCTTTATGGAAATACTGATAAACTTTTACCTCAAGTTGGGGTCTCGACGGTAATTTTTAGAGGTTTATCAACACAATTTAATGCAGTCTATGCATCAGCAATTGTTGTAGATACTGATAATTATAACCTAAACTACTATGAAGTTGTTGGATGCTATGACGGAACTGATACCCACATATCAGAATTTTATTTTGATAACCAAAAATCTTTAGGTGGATCATCTGGAAGTCATATTGGTACTTTTGGGTTAAATGTATCTTCAGGAGTAATAACATTAGATTTTACAAATAATAAAACGAATAATATTTTAATAAAATCAAAATCCGTTGGATTTGGAACAACTGCATCGGGAATAGGCACTTATAGATTTTTAGTTGAAGATCAATTAGAAGAAACTGAGCGTACCTCTAGAATAGAATCAAATTACAGTAAAACGGTAGGAATTTCATCTATTAAAATATTTGACTCATCTTTAGAGTCTGGATTTAGATCTATTGTAAAGATTTCAGTTGGATCAACAATAGCAATGCATCAAGTGACTACTATTTGTGATGAATTGTCAATAAGTCTTCAAAGTGATCCATTTATAAGTGTTGGAAGTCCAAATGGAATTGGAACTTTCTCTGCATCATTATTTGGGTCAATTGCTTGTATAAATTTCCATCCAGATCCAAAATTTGCTTCAAGTCAATTAACTATTCAGTCATATGATCATATTTTATATAAAGAAATTGACGAATTTAATCCTCCAGATGTTTTGACTTATGGTTCTGCAATAGAAAGGCAGTACTTATCAAGATATGGTTCAATTAATAACTTTGGAAAAGATAGATTAGATTTTGATTTAAATTACAACAGAATACCTATATTTGTAAAATCATTTAATCCTAAAAAAGAATCAGTTTTAAATAAAGAAACTGGAGTTTTTACTATAAAAGATCATTTCTTTGAGACTGGTGAGGAGTTAATTTATACACCAGGATCTACATTATCAAATATCCCACCATTGCCCGTTGGAATAGGATCAACTTTAGTTGGTGGAATAACTTTAATTGCCGATTCTATAGTTGGTTTTAATACACTAATTGGATTAGCATCTACTGTTGGTATTTCTACTGGATCTTTTTCTATATCTGGAGAGGGTTTTTCAAATGGTAATACTACCATAGTATCCATAGGTGAAACTTATTCTTATTTTATTGGTAATGTCACTTCTGTAGGTTCTACAGTAATTACAGGAATAGGAAACACAGAAATACTTAAAATTGGATCTGGAATTTATTCTGGAAACAACAATTCTCTTGGAACTATTATTTCTATTGGAATTAATTCTATAACAGCATCTTCTGTTATACCAATCGGTTCTGATAGACTTTATTATTCTAATAATTTGAAACCAGCATTAACGTTATCAAATGTATCAACTGCAACAACGTTTAGAAAAACTTATTCGACTGGAATTACCACTGATATATGCCCATCAAAAGTTTATGCGATAAAAATAGATAGAAATACTTTCAAAATTACTGGAGTTTCTGGAGGTTCTGGAATAGGATTTACTTTCACTAATGTAGGATCTGGAAATTTACATAAATTTGAGATGGTTAAAAAAATGGAAAAAAGTGTGATCACCGTTAACGGTGTAAATCAATATCCATTGACTTATACATCTTTAACATACACTTTAAGTGAAAGTGTTGGTGTGGGAACAACATTTATAAGATTTTCTGGTATTGGTTCAATATATTCTGGAGATATATTAAAGGGGAAGGATGAATATTTAAATGTTATAAATGTTGGATTTGGAACCACAGTTAAGGGACCAATAACTGGTATTGGATCAATACCACTAGTTCAA